GCTTTTTTACCAGTATGTTCAAAAGCCCCCCGCAGAACTTCCATGATACGCAAAAAGTGCAGTTGGACGTTACCAGAAGTGGCGAAGATGTTGCTATTGCCGTTACGGATATTGCAACTGGATACCGCTTAAACGCTAATGATATCTACACTAACAAGGAATTCTTGCCACCTGTATTTAAAGAAGCTGTCATTATCAATGCAATTAGTCTTTTGGAGCGTTTTGCAGGACAAAACCCTCATGATGATCCAATCTACCGTTCTAATCTGATTATGAAAGCATTAGACGGGATGGAAAAGGTTCAGGATAAAATCCGTAGAGCTATTGAATTGCAAGCTTCTCAAGTTATGCAAACAGGCACAACTACTTTTATCAATGCTGATGGCGATACATTATTTTCACTGGATTATAAACCAAAATCCTCACATTTCCCTACATCCGGTACTGCTTGGGGTCAAGTTGGTGCTGATCCATTTGGAGATATCAGATCACTATCTGAACAGATTCGCGCTGATGGTTTATCAAATCCTGATCTATTGACATTCGGCGAAGATGCCTTTGTCGAATTCATGAAAGATAGTAATGTAATTCAGCATTTTGATACACGTCGCGCTGATCTTGGCAGCATTCTTGCCTCACCTATTAATGGTGCTGGTGCAGTTCGTCAAGGCGTTGTTCAAATTGGTAGTTATCAATACGAGATTTGGACCTACCCAGGCAGATACAAGCATATCGATACTGGTGTATCAACTGCGTATCTGGCCCCTGAAAAGGTTGTCGTTAGCAGTTCTGATGCTCGTATGGATGCCACCTTTGGTAATATTCCAAATATCGGTAAGTTACTTGGTAATCAGGCTATGAATATGATTCCAGGTCTACCAGAAAGGTTTACTAATGCTGATGGTGGAGTTGATCTACATGCAAACGCCTGGTTAACCCCTGATGGTGATAATATTACCGTTGGCGTTGGTTCACGTCCGTTAATGATTCCAACTGCAATCGATACTTACGGCTGCCTTGACACAGGACTGTAAGAATTTAAAGCGGGGTAGTATCTAACTATCCCGCTAATAATAGGAGAAATTTGTTATGCCTAATCAAACAGAAGCAGAAAAAGCCGAAAAGGCTGCTGCTAAAGAAGCCGAAAAGGCTGCTGCTAAAGAAGCTGAAGAAGCCGAAAAGGCTGCTGCTGAAAAAGCAGAAAAAGAAGCAAAAGCTGCTGATGAAGCAAAAGCTGCTGCTAAGAAAAAAACAAAAGCTGAAAAGAAACCCCCTTATAGCCTTGCTATGGGTAAATCCATGACAACCAAAAAGGGTATTCTTGCTGATGGTGCTGAAATCAAAGCTGCTGATTTGGCAGGTGGTAAAGCTGCACTAGATGCTTTCGTCAAATCTGGTCATTTGGTAAAGGCTTAAAATGGGTTTACGCGCATTAGCTGAAACTGATTTGGGAAATATTCTCGAAGATAAAACTTATGGTTTTGGATGGGATATCACTGTCACAGATCCAGATGGATTATCTGAACCACTAGTAGGTTTTAGTGATGATATTTCCCAAATAATTGATCCCGATACGGGTCAAGCTGTAAGTGGCAGATTAGCATCTGTAGCTTTGCGCATAAGCACTCTAAATACTCTTGGTTTTACAATGCCAGAGGGGATTTCGGATAGTAGCAAAAAACCTTGGCTAATTGAATTTGATGATATTAATGGTAATGCTTTCAAATTCAAAGTAAAGCAATCTAACCCGGATAGGGCATTAGGTATAGTTACTTTAATCCTGGAGTTATATAAAACATGATTCCGACATTGATAGATAAACAAGATACTTTTGAAATCATCCGCGATAAAATAGCTGTGATATTAGCTACTGAATCAGCTAATCAAGTAGCATTAGCTACTACCGCTAGCAAACCAAATCCAGCCGATTGGAAGTTGAGAGTTTTTCTTGAAAGATCAAACCCTTTTGAAGAATTTTTAAATTATAAAGAGGGTGATGATGTTAGCCCCCTTGTTAATGTCTGGTATGACAACAGTAATTTTGATGAAAGTGCCAGTAATGTGGCAAAAAGACAAAAGGCAACAGGTGTTTATAACATCGATTGTTATGGTTTTGGTCTAGCTGAGGATGTTTCAGGCGGTGGACATAAGCCAGGCGATAAAGAAGCTAGTATAGTAGTCCATCGTGCAGTACGCCTGGTGCGAAATATTCTAATGGCTGCTGAGTATACCTATTTGGACTTGCGCGGGATTGTCTGGCAGCGTTGGACTCAATCTATTAACATCTTACAACCAGAGATAGAAAACCAGGCTGTACAGCAAATAGTTGCAGCACGTATAGCCTTTAGAGTGATATTTAATGAACTTTCGCCACAAGTAGCTACTGAAACATTAGAACAGGTATTTGTGGACGTTAAACGAGCCGAGAACGGCGAAATTTTAGCCGAGGCTAATTATGATTACACAGTGTAGTAATCGGGAGAATAAAAATGGCAATTTCAGAAGCCGTCGACACCTCTGCTAAGGCGAGAGTCGTCGGAATTAAACCAGAATTTAAGGATTTGAGGCAAGGTAATATTCTTTTTCTTCCGCAAAGAATAGCTTTGTTTGGTCAAGGTAATACAGCCTCAACTTATGCAACCACAAAACGTCAAGTAACCAGTGCAGCGGAAGCGGCTAATCTTTATGGTTTTGGTTCACCACTCCATCTTGCAGTTGAGCGGCTATTACCTGTTAATGGTGATGGTGTTGGCACTATTCCGGTAACTCTTTATCCTTTAGTGGATGATGGTAGCGGCGTTGAAGCTTCCGGGGATATAACCCCTGGTGGTGCTCAAACAGAATCAGCATCATACAAAATATTGATCAATAACATTGAATCAGAAGAATTTGTTATTGCAATTGGTGATGCTGTAGCTGATATCACATTATCTATCACAACTGCAATTAATGCCAAGCTTGGTATGCCTGTTATCGCTGTAGACGGTACTACAGTGGTTGATCTAACCTCCAAATGGAAAGGCGAAAGCGCAAATGATCTCTTTATTGAAGTTGTCGGTTCAACTACAGCCGGTACTACATTTGCACTTACACAATTTACTGGTGGCCTGGTTAATCCCGATATTGATGCTGCATTAGCTCAAATGGGCGATGTGTGGGAAACTATGATTCTAAATTGCCTGGATATTGCAGATACAACTACGCTCGATAAATATGTTGTATTTGGCGAAGGTCGATGGAATCCATTGCTCCGTAAGCCATTAGTGGTGTATACAGGTAATACAGCCACAACAGTAGGTGATGCTACAGCAGTATCCGACGCAAGAAAAACAGATCGTACAAATGCGCAATTGGTAGCCCCTGCATCAAACAATTTACCGTTTGTTGTTGCTGCTCGCCAATTGGCAAGAATTGCCTCTGTTTCTAATAATAATCCACCTGTTGATTATGGTAGTCGTAATGCTTCTGGTCTCATACCTGGTGCTGATGGCTTGCAATGGTCGTATGCTGATAGAGATGAGGCAGTCAAAAAAGGCAGTTCAACTACCCAGGTAAAAGACGGTGTTATTAATATTTCCGATACCCTTACTTTTTTCCATCCAGATGGTGATCCGATTCCAGCCTATAGTTATGTTGTGGATATTGTAAAAATTCAAAATGTTCTGTTTAATCTTGATCTGATTTTTGCAACTTCGGAATGGGATGGAGCTCCATTAGTTGCAGATGATGATGTAATTACAAATCCGGCTGCTAAACAGCCCCGTATGGCAGTTGCAGATGTTGCGGCTATGCTTGATAGTTTAGGCAGAAATGCAATTATCAGTAATGTTGCAGATGCTAAAGACAGTATTGTTGCTGGTATCAGCGAATCAAATCCCAAGCGGCTTGATATTGCTTTCACTGTGCAAATCAGCGGTAATGTTAATATTCTATCGATTGACTTTAATTTTGGGTTCTTTTTTGGCTCAACTCCGATAGTAACATAAGAGGTAAAAATTATGACAGCAATTGGTGGAAGTATCCAATCTGTTTCTTTGGATGGTCGGTCATTCTCGGTATCGGCTGATTCAGATGGATCAAGAAAAATTGGTGGTTTTGAAAATGAATCACAGCCAAATGGTGACGGTACAACCCGTTTAATTAAAACTAGAGTCCCTTTATCTATTGCTGATTTAGTACTTGAAATAGATGATAGTGCTGCTGATCAAGAATTCTTGCAGAATCTTGCTGATGGCACTGATTATTTCCCGATTGCTTTAGTTCTTGCTTCTGGTGAAACATGGCAGGGATCAGCGCAAATAGATGGTGAAATAAATGCCTCTACTCAGAATGCAACGGCTACACTTTCATTATCAGGACCAGGTAAATTGACAAGGCAGTAGGAGATCAAAATGTCAGATAAAACAGAAGGAACAATTGTAAAAGAATTTGCTGAAAAAGAACTAGAACGCTTTGCCGATATTATGGGTTTAGATTTCGATGTTGCAGACATGGACAGAGAAGACAAAGCCGATTTTGAAAGTATCAAGCGTAGGCTTATCAAGCGAATTATGAACCGTAGTTTAATTATCAATGATAATGGCGAACCGGTTTATACTCCACAGCGTTCTGGAGAGGTAGAAGCTATTACCTTTAAAGAACCTACCGGTGCAATGTTGATGGAAATGGACAAGAAAAAACCATCACAAGAGATCGGTAAAGTTGCTATTTTCATGGCTGCAATAACTGGTTTAAGTTCGGCATTCTTTGCAAAGTTAAAGTATGCTGATTTTAATATTTGCAGTGATATCACTACGCTTTTTATGGACGCGGAATAGTTCAAACTCCATTAGTACGTAATGGATTTGACTTTAAATATCCAGGGGGAATCATGTGATTCCCCT